AAGTAATTAATGTATTGGAAGATAACATTGGTAATGAAAAATATCAATGGTCCCAGGCACACGTTACAGAATCTGATAACCCACTATTGAATGCTAGAGATTGTTTAGATTTTAAAATAGGACATAACAATCTAGGTCCAAGAAACTCTAACAATAAAGAATTATATGATATGCATCAGAAGGTTTTCGATTCACTTTACCCTGCATCACAAGATTATGCAAGGTACTGGGGTGTAGGTATATCATATTTCGAAGTGTTTAACTTTGTTAAATATGATGGTATTAATAAACATTTTAATATCCATGTAGATCATGGTCCAGCATATGTATCTACAGTATCTATGGTTTTATATGTTAATGATAATTATGAGGGCGGAGAAATTTATTTCCCTAGATTTGACTTAGAGGTAAAGCCTGAGGCGGGGGATCTTGTGATATTCCCATCAACATATATTTACGAACATGCTTCAAAACCTATAGTTTCTGGCACTAAATATGCTATAGTGATAATGACAGACTATAACAGTCGTGGAAATCTTAGATACTATCAGTATCGTGAAGAAGATAATCAATTAGTTTATTAAGGGAAAAATGATTACTGAAGATGCTAATGAATTACACAAAAAAATACAAGATTACTATAAAGTTTCAAAAGAAACTTGGTCATCTATAGATGAGGTTGGACCAGGAATATTTGTATACCACGACGTTATACCATTAAACTCTATAGAACGACTTGAGTCCGTGCTTTATAATGACAGAAATCCATATAGATATTCTGAAGCAATGGTGGGATACGGAATGAAAATTCCTGAATATAGAGATTGTTTAGACTTTAAATTTAAAAAAACAGACATTGAAAGAGATAGAAGTTCTGCTAGTCTAAAATTACAAGATGTTTGGCAGTCCGTGTATGACAATAGCCTTCAATCAGTAAAACATTATGCAAATCACTTCCGCCTTGGAGAGTTAAGATACTGGGAGGCTATGAACTTTGTAAAATATGGTCCTGGTCAACACTTCCAAGAGCATCATGATCATGGGTATTCTTACAATTGTGTAGTTTCTTTAGTTGGATATCCAAACGATGATTATGAAGGTGGAGAAATTAATTTTAGGCTACAAGGATTAACTATAAAGCCAACTGCCGGAGATTTATTTATTTTCCCCTCTAACTACATGTATCCACATACGGCCATGCCAGTAAAGTCAGGAATTAAGCATTCAATCGTAACCATGCTTGATTATTCTGAAAAATTTCATAAGCCAGATTTTTATGATGAAACAGGAACATAGTGGATTTAGTAGCATATAAAGATAAAAACTCACACGCCTTAATAGATCAATTGCCAATGCAGAGAAGTTGGATGGAAGACACGTTCGATAGACATGCGTATCAATGTTTTCCAGTATCGATGGCTAATAGATTGGGTTACGGGATAGCATTCGATGTTGACATTTCTTTTATTTGGGATGGAACATATTCATCAGAAGACAAGCATGTAAGAGTTCTACGCGGTGGCGATTTTGTTTCATCTAGAAGAGCCAACGGCACAGTAAGTTTTGATACTGGCATTTATTTCTCTCCATATAAAAATATTTCTCTGTTAACAATGCCTCCCCCAAATATTTTTTCAGATGGCTATCAATGCATGAGTACTATAGTCAGTTCTACGGCACTAGTTGGATCTTTGCCAATAGCACTAATGATTAATAAGCCTAATGAAGAAATATTGATAAAGGCTGGAACTATAGTAGCATCAGTTATGCCAGTATTTTTAAATAAAATTAATGACATGACACTTACTGTTAAAAATGGTCTTCCTGATTTTATGAGAGATGAAGAATGGAACAACCTTATTAGAGAACGTGGAGATGTATCTCAACAACTTAATTCTAAGGGTGAATGGACACATTTCTATAGAAATGCAATAGACCATCGTGGAGATAAATATGGTGAGCATGAAGTTAAGAAAATTGTTATGAAGGTAGTAAATGAAGATTAACTTTGTATCAAATAGGCCATGGCTTACATCTAAGAGTAGCAGTTCTCCAATACCAACTATAAAAAATATTCCTAGTTGGTATAAAGATTATGACAGATACGCAAAAGATTCAAATGGAGTTGAGTATAAAGACCATGAGGGCGGTAAAATACCAACATGGAAGGCTTGCCCAGCGATATATGACATTATGGGTACTGGATACGTTTTAAGAACTCCATGCGACATAGACTTTGTAGAGGCAGATGGAAATTTAATTGCTAGGATAGACAATCCTATGTATCAGGACTTTATTCAATACAGAAATGAAATGCCTGGATTCATGCAACCAGAAGGATACAGAAGCAACCATTTTGCCTGGTTTCCAGACTGGGCACCCTCAGTACCAGATGGGTATAGTGTTCTTTACTCACATCCATTTAATAGATTTGATCTTCCTTTTATAAATACATCTGGAATAGTAGATAATGATTCTGTAGATATACCAGGAACAATGCCATTCTTTATAAGAACTGGATGGTCAGGAAGAATTCTAGAGGGTACTCCATACATGCAACTACTACCCTTTAAAAGAGATGATTGGGAATCAGAGTATATAGAGTTAGATGAAAAACAAATAGTTAGACGAAATCTAAAGAATAGCAAAAAATATAGAAAGCCAAATGGTGGGATCTATCTTAACGAAACATGGCACAGAAGAAAGTATTCTTAGGGGTGTATAATAAAAATATGACTGATATAGCAAATTTTAATACTATAAACCCAGAATCAATAACTCCGTCCGGTTTTTTTGGAGACTCTAAAAACAACATAGTCGCACTTGAAAATTTTATTACAGATAAAGAGTTAATAGAACTTAATCAGTTTATAAGAAATAATCAAGTTTGGGACATAACAGAGACTCATTATAATGAAAATGGAACAATAATATATGATGCCTCGTACTGGGAAGATAGAGTAATTACTTATCCAAATATTCAAAAAACAAATCCAAGAATAATATCTATTATTAATAATATGGTTGCTAGGTTAAAGGTAGAGGTAGATAAATTCTTTCATGTAGACACACTACCTACCAATCCTGCCATGGTTAAATGGTTACCAGGACAATTGCAGATGCCACATGCAGACAAGGAACTACATGATGGGCCAGATGCTGGTACGCCTAACGACTTCCCTTGGTACGATCTTGCTGGTTTATTTTATTTAAATGATGATTACGAAGGTGGAGAACTTTATTTTCCAAATCAGGATGTTCAGTTTAAACCAAAGGCTGGGGCAGCATATTTTTTTCCAGGAGATAAAAATTATATTCATGGGGTAACTGAGATTAAGTCAGGAATAAGATACACCGTCCCCTTCTTTTGGACAATTTTATCTCACAAGGAACAGTCATGAATGATTTAAACTGGGAAGTTTTGCATCCAAGAATTCATGTGTACCGAAATCTGATTAAAGATCCAGAGTCTTTAGTTGAAATACTTAAAGAATCTGAACTTAATCCAGGAAGCAGTAAAGTTTTTACTGAATGGATACCCTGGTCCATTTTTGGAACGTATCTAAATCAAACCCCTCTGCCAGAATACCTTATGGGCTCTGTTTCACCTGATCAACGGGATGATAAATTTTACAATCATTACGAACATGCAGAGAATATTTTAAATGCCTTCCATATATCTACAGACCACTTTTTGAGCGTGTACGATGAAAAGAAAGGCGACGATTGGGTCATAATGGGTCCGTCATACTCTAGATATTTTAATGATAATGACCCACATTCTTCTGAAAATGTAATGATGCATCACACGGATTTTGTAAGAATTGAAGAAGATATGCCAGGTAATAAATTTGTTCTCACATGTACCATGTATTTAAATGATGACTATGATGGAGGAGATTTAGACTTTATTGTTAATGACTATCAGTTTACTTATAAACCAAAAATGGGTGATGTGATGGTCTTTCCCTCCAGTCACCCCAATTTATTGTCTGAAGGGAATATGTATTTACATGCAGTTAAAAAGGTAGAAAAAGTAGATAAATATTTAATTAGGTGTTTTTATCAAGTGCCATATCAAGGTTCTGCGGGATGGCTTAAAAATCAAGAAAGATATGGCGAAGAAGTCTGGGCAGAGATGGAGAGGAAAAGAATTGAAGAAGGAAGAAGATATTAATATTCCTAGGCAATGTCTATGTGGTAGGTCTAAAATATATCCATATTGTGATGGAACTCATAAAATAAAAACATCTGATAAATATCAGTATATTAAAAACGAAGAAAGTTGAGATATAATTATACTATGTTCCAAGATGACCCTAATATTATTCAGTTAGAAGAAAAAATTTTCTGGTATAAGAATTTTATATCTAAGGATCAGGTAGACTTAGTTAACTCTAAGAGTCCTGTACTAGAACTTTCTAACCATTGGTTCGATGAGATTGAATTTAAAGTAACAGAATTTATCCCAGAACTTGTTCCAGTATGGGATAAAGTCTCAGAATTTCTATATCCAGAGTATGTTATTCACCCTATGGCTAGTATGCTTTACTTTGGCCCTGGGGCACAGATGCTTCCGCATTGTGACAGTCCAGGTGAAGAAATGACAGATGAACTTACTGTTCCAGATGTTTGGGCAACATGCTGTGTGCTTTCCTGGGGAGCCTGCGTGTACTTTGGCGAGTTTACTGGCGGTGAAATTTATTATCCAAATCAAAATATTGAGATTCCAGTACAACCAGGAGATCTAGTTATTCATGGAGCATTAAAATCTCATGAGCATGGGGTTAGACCAGTAAAGAGTGGAGTAAGGTACACATTCTCTAATTTTTCTCTTAGTCCAGAAAAAAATCCAGGATCTTTTTATAACTATGGAACTAAAGAAAATAAAGAACGTCAAAAAGACATTAATCAATGGCTACAGCCTCTATTTAAAAATGAAAAGTCGGTAGTCTTGCCAGAACCAACAAAGTTTGAAAAGAATGTTTAGCAATAACCCATTAATTAAAAGTATCGGAAAAGATATTTGGGTTTATCATAATTTTTTATCTAAAGATGAAATTATTTATTTAATAAATAAAATAAATTCTGTAGATGAAAGTCGATGGAACTGTGACCACCCTGAAGGACACGGCAGGCTTGAGTTAATGCAAGATATAGGCAAGTTCACACAGAGGCTTCAAGATTTGCTTACTGAAGAACTATTTGTACATCAAATTGGAGGTGTAAATAGACTTACAGTTAATCAAAAACATGGGATACATTCAGACAATCATGACTTTTTATCAATTAGAGAATTAAGTTCTTCTCTTAAAAATGATGAGCCTTTTAAATTAGTTGATGATAGCGTTTACGGAGTAGTCATCTATTTGAATGATGATTACCAGGGTGGAGAAATTTTTTATACTAAGCAGGATATTGTTTATAAGCCAGTAGCAGGAGATTTAATTATACACAGTTCCGAAGAGCATTGTGAGCATGGGGTAAATCCAGTAAAAACAAATATTAGGTATAGCATCTCTAGTTCTATTAGAAAAAAAATAAAGGTGCCTAATAATGTATAATAATTCTATGCGGAACGGAATAATTGATTATATTGATGAATCTAAGTTCATATATTTACAGAATGAAAAAATAGAGGAGACAAGGCTAGGGATAGATACTAATAAAATAGTTGAGATACCTAATTTTATCGATCCTGAAGTAGTACCTAAAATGATAGACTTTTTTGAAAATTGCAATGTAGATTGGGGAGGTATCGCTTTTTATGGATCTTTAGGTAAAGGCATTTTAAGCGATTCTGCTGTTGTAGAAAAATTTGGACTTCCAGGAAACTTTTTTAATGAACTTAGGGATAAATATCAGGAGGCGGTCGAAAAAGTATTTGGAAGAAAGGTAAGGCCAAATACGTCACATGCTCAAAAGTGGGAGGTAGGAGGATTCGCTAGCCCACATTCAGATAACTCAGATCATGATGGCAACCCCAACGCCTTTGAAATAAATAAATATGTTGGAGTTTTATATTTAAATGACAATTACCGTGGAGGAGAACTCTACTTCTGCAGCAAGGACAATGATTTAGAACCTTACTTATCATTTAAGCCAAATGCATATTCATATTACGTTTTTCCAGGAGGGCACGAAAATATACATGGAGTTAGTGAAATAGTTGCAGGAACTAGATATACTATGGTTTCATTCTGGGACTTTGAAGAAATAGAATATTCAGAAGACATTAAATCAAGGTGGGAAGAAGAATTAAAGTCTGTTAGAAAAGAACAAGAAAAACAAAGAGAGCAATGGGAGTCGGGTAATAAATTTGCGTAGCCTATTGAATGAACCAGAAATATATTCTGAGAATATTTATTATTATAAAGGTCTACTTAGTAGACCAGATTATATTATTAAATTAATAGAGCAGGATGTTTCAGAGTTGGATCTTATTAGTAGTTGGTTTCCATGGGATTCTTCAGACGGAGGTTACACTTTTGGAAAAACAAAAAGAATAAATTTTGAGCACTATCCAACTTCTTCTGATGAATCAAAGTTTGTATATGGATCTATTTTATCAGCCATTAGACTGGCTGGAGCATTTTATGCAAAAAATAAAAATATTAATTTAGGAAGACAATCTCCTATTTCAATATCTAAATATGATGAAGGTAAATTTATGGGTCCTCATACTGATGAAATGAGTGGGGCACATATTTCTGGTGTACTTTATCTTAATGATAATTATCGTGGCGGAGAATTAGAGTTTCCAAATCAAGGATTTTCAATAAAGCCAGAGGCTGGAAGTATGATATTATTTCCGTCCACCCAGCCATATGTTCACGATCCTAAGCCAGCACAGGGTGCCGAGAGATACATTTGCCCCGTATTCTGGTATAATTAAAATATGCCAATTCCAGATCAGGTTTCTGTAGGTGACTCAGGACATATTCAAGATCATAATGATATAAGTTCAGAGTTAACAAATATTAATACAGGATTATCTAATAAACTATCTCTAAGTGGTGGCACATTAACAGGAACTTTATCTGGAACATCTGCTACGTTTAGTGGAACAGTTTCTGCATCAACTCCAACACAAAATGGTCACCTAGCAACTAAATCTTATGTTGATACTGCAGTTTCTAGTTCTGGCTCAGGAATATATGCACAAGCAACCATTAGGGCCGTATGGAATCCTGGATTTAACTTACCTCCATATCAGGATGGGGCAACAGGTACTGTAATGACTGTTACTCTTCCATCTGGAAGATTTACTCAGCCCCCTATTGTTTCTTGTCAAGAAATGAATATAACATATAATGGTGTATCTGGAGACAACTACTTCGATGTTTTGCCATATTCAGTATCAACATCTTCAATTGGACTATGGGTTCAAAATAACGGTCCAAGAATGTCAGTATCGGGTGGAAGAAATATTAATCAGGGAGTAGTAGATGTTTGGGCAGTTCAAATGACTTCAGGGAGTTCTCTAGGATGACAAATTATACACCAGACGATATAGAAATTTTACATGAAGGTTATTGTCACACAGAATATTGTGAAAACTACGGGATAGTATTCGATGCTCCATCTTTAGGTGGCGTAGTAGGAACTATTATTTGTGGCGTCTGCATGATAGATTTTAGTGAATATTGCATCTTAAAATAATCAGTTATCCATAATTAACCCGACTTGGTATAATTAATACATGTCATATTCCCAGATAGTTCTTTCAGAAAACCCATATGGCTATTGGGAGTTTTCTGGAGGATCAGAAACAACAAATAATATAATATATAGTGATGCATATGGAGATATGTATGATGCTGGATCAACGCAAATACAAGACTTATCTATAAGATCAAATAATATCAATATTTCTGGAATATTAGACGAGTATAAACCAATAATTCCTGGATGCATTAAATCTATAAAGTTTACAAACACTCAAACAGCCAATATAGATAATGTATACGGATTATTTTTTAGGGGAACCGAAAATAAAAATTTTACAATAGAGTTTTTCTTTTCCATAGACTCCTCTTCTATAGAGGATGAGCATTCTTTTATTACAATAGGAAATTTTTTAAAATGCTATGTAAAATCAGATAAAGTATACCTAGAGGCGAACTCACAACAAGTATTTGTGCCGATACCGACCTGGGACTCATCTAATTATGTAGCAATTTCATACGAAAATAGAGTTCTTACATTAGTAGTTAATAGTAGTATTGAAAAAATACTATTAGGCACAGATTACTTTTTACCAGACACATCTGCACCAGATATAGTAATTGGACCTTCTGCCAATGCATCTATGTCATTCTTTATCAATGCCCTCGCACTATATTCTTATGTAATTTCTAATGATCAAATAAATAGAAGATCTGCGTGGAGCAAATATTTACCTTCAATAAAAGAAATATCTTCTGTGTATGGTGCAGACTACTTTAACTTTTCCTATTCTCCAATTCTTAATCAACAAAAAGTGCTACTAACGTCCCCAGATGTTTTATCTGGCTCTCTATCAAACAATATTGAAGTGTTTGAAGATAGCATAAAATTATTTGAGTATAGAAATCCTATAATTACAGGAGATCAATATGTATTGAATAGCGAAGGTCTTTCTTTAGGTGATTCTACATATTTAAATTTAGTAGATATAAAAAAGTCAATTAACAACTCAAATTTTTGTATCAGACTTCAATCAAAAGTTTTAGAACAAATAAATAATTCTGCAAAGGAAGAGACTTTGTTAGAATTTGGACCACTAGATAACTATCAATCATGCAGACTATATAAGTCTGAAGATAAAAAAATTACCTTGTCCCTAATATATCTTGACGGAACAGAAGAAAATATTTTACAGTCATCTACAATAACTAATTTTTCTTCATACCATAATGTTGCATTAAATATTAATAATCAATTGGTTTCATTAAAGGTTAATAGTCAAGAATTATCTTATCAATATCCATTTCCTGCTATTTCATCAAACCCATTTTTTAACTTAGGAAATAGTTCTTCAGGAGATACCCCATTAGCAGGAAAAATTAAAAATTTTACAGTAGATCAGGCAACAGACTTTTCTCAAATTAATTTTACAGAAGTAGGAAAATATACTCTAAAGTTATTAGGAGATTTAAAAGTATCTCAGCGGGGGCAATGGTACTATTCATTTACACCTACAGAACCTATATTATCTAGTTATGTTACATATAATACTGCATCTAAAAATTCCACAGTATATGTAAACAATGTACAAGTTGATTCAAATACAATAGTGCCCGACCTTGATTACGAAAATAACGATCCAATAAATATAAAAATAGATTTATTTACTGATGACTCTGAAAATGATTTAGCCATTTTTAATAATCTTTATCTAGTTCTGTATCAAGATGTTGAGATTGCATCAGAAAATGCATTATATACAATATCCCCAATACCAACATCCTCATCAGAAGTAAAAATAGAGCCATATGTTATAAATACAGAATCATCTTCTTTTCTATCTAAGCCAGATAACCTAGGAATTAAATTTATTAATCAAAAAACTAGTGGAGGAGTAACCTATCCATATGATGATTCTGGACTAATAACTATAAGGTTTGTAGATTTTATAATTAAATTAGATTCTATTCCTACAACAGAAACATTTACAATAATAGATACTCCATCATCTATAAATAAAAAATTAACATACACATCGGGAGGGCTGCAGAAAACTGGAACATTTACTTTATATGTAGATGGAGTAGTGGCAAACTCTAATACACAATTAAAGGATAAAGACTTCTACCACATAGCGGTGGACTTTGGAACAACAGAACCAGATACCATATTTATAGGATCTGATAGGTCGGGATTAAATGGAATGTCTGGGTCTATAGGGGAATTAACAATAAATGAAAATCTGCCATCTTCTGTTCCTATTTATCTAGATTTAAAAAATCAAGCACTTATAGGACGAGTAAAAATTGTATGTGAAGAGGATGATGAAATTTCATTATTAGACAATCAATCACCAGTTCAATCAGTATCTATTGATGGAGGAAAGTACTTTGAAATGACCACTCTTCCAAAGATTAAAGCAATAGAAAATAGATGGCAAAACATATCTGTTCCTGAGTAAAACTGTAAATATTTCACACTTTTATTTAATAAATGGTACAATTTTAGTATGCCAAAAGTAAGAATAATAGAAGAAACTGACTACGGAATGTACCTATGGGAGATGCCAGACGGCAGTATTGTCGCAGATGATGACAAAAACTTCCTTAATATACCAGCAAAGCGCGGGGACCGCGCCAAAATAAAAATGTTAACTGATGCTGCTAAATCATATGGAATAGAAGAAGGCAAGCCAGTATTTTTATCAGGACACCGTAGAGTAACAGACGAAGAATATGAATATCAAAAGCAGAGACTTGAGTGGGGTCTTATACCCGATGAATTAGATTATGGTGCTGCTAGAGATGAATTAATGAATCACCAAAAAGGACTTATTAAGTAATGTCATTTGAATATGTAGAAGATGAAGAGTCACAAGAAATTCAAATAACTTCTTCTGGTGATATTTTTAGGTTTTATTCATCACAGGATGAGCATACAGATCCATTTCTTATGCCAGCAGAAGAATTAAAAAAATATTCTGGCCTATCATCAAACTTTAAAAGAAAAACATCTAGAAGCCTACAAAAGTTTCATCAAGGAGTATCTGGTGTAAAATCTAAGAAAATAGAAGATCCAGATGTAACTGGGTACGTCATGTTTGAGGCAGTTGAGCCTCCATATAACATGGATTATTTAGCAAGAGTCTATGAAGTTTCATCCCCTCACCATGCCGCAGTAGATGCTAAAGTATCTAACATTGTTGGATTAGGATACGATCTTATTGAAACAGATGAAACTAAAGATAAAATAGAAGAAATAGATGACAATGATTCAGAAAGACTTAATTTTCTAAGAAGAAAGATTTCTCGTTCAAAAACTCGTTTGAAGAAAGATATTGATAATTTAAACGAAGATGAATCTTTTACAGAAACCATGAAAAAAATTCTTACTGATTATGATGCAACTGGTAACGGATATATGGAAATTGGTCGAAAGATCGATGGAACTATTGGTTATATTGGTCATATTCCATCTTCTAACATGAGAGTAAGAAGAAATAGAGATGGATTTATTCAAATAGTAAACAATAAAATTGTTTTCTTTAGAAATTATGGAGATACATCTACTTCAGATCCACTAGGAAGCGATCCTCGTCCAAACGAAGTAGTCCACTTTAAAAAGTATACTCCTACAAATAATTATTATGGAGTGCCAGATATCATCCCAGCATTACCCGCTCTGGCAGGGGACGAGTTTGCGTCCAAGTTTAACCTGGACTACTTTGAGAATAAGGCTGTTCCTAGGTACATTATTGTAGTAAAGGGTGCTAAACTTTCTAATGATTCTCAAAGAAAACTTCTTGAATTTTTCCAGACAGGATTAAAAGGAAAGAATCACAGATCTTTATATATTCCACTTCCAGCAGATGATGGAAATACAAAGGTGGAATTTAAGATGGAGCCAGTTGAGGCTGGAGTTCAGGACTCCTCTTTTAGAAACTACCGACTTGAAAACCGAGATGAAATACTCATGGCTCATAGAGTTCCAGTAACTAAAGTAAGTATGGGCTCTGGAGTGTCTTTGGCAGCGGCAAGGGACGCAGACAAGAACTTCCGCGAACAGGTAACTAAGCCAACCCAGGACTACTTTGAGAAAAAAATAAATAAGATTATTCGTGAATTTACAGATATGTTTTCTCTTAAGTTTAATGAACTTAGTCTTACTGATGAGGATACGCAGTCTAAGATTGACGAAAGATATCTTAGAATGCAAGTTATTGTTCCTAACGAAATTAGGGCTAAGAAGGGATTGCCAGCACTAGATGGAGGCGATACCCCAGTAGTTCTTAATGCCCGTGCAGCGGCAGAACAGACTGCTCAAGCCACAGGAAACAGAAGAAGGGATCAAGCGCGTCAAGCAACCCAACCAGACATTGACGGAGAGGCTAGAAATCCACAAGGCGATGGAAGGTCTGTGCAATAGTTGTGTATAAAATTTTGTATTAATTGATTACCTTGATAGAATTTATTTGAGATGGAAATAACTAAATCTTATTGGCATAGTGACGGCGACCGTATAAGTCTGTCCGTACCGTTCTTCAAAGTCGATGAAGAGCGCAGAATAGTTTCTGGATTTGCCACATTAGACAATGTAGATCGACA